ATACTGCTTTCTAAGTTATTAGGTGGCCATATATCCATAGAGACATTCTCAATTATGGATATAGTATTGAACTTTACAGCTCGATGGAATAAAGTTATTGATGACTTTAGTTACGATAACGTTAAACAGAAGGTTGCAAAGTACAAGCCCTTTCTCCCTGTCGACAAAGATGTTTATAAGGAGATAATGAGAAAGGTATTTACTAGTTGACTTATTGCAGCAACTAGACTATAATACGTGTACATTATGATTATATTATTTGTTTTTTGATATTGGATAAAACTACTATACAACGCATATACGGAGAAAATATATGACTAGTTCATTCGCAGATCTTAAGCGCGCGCGCAAGACTTCCCTCGAAACTCTTATCAGTGAGACTAATAAACTCAATAGTCCTGGTGAAAGCCAGAATCGTGATGATGAGAACTTCTGGAAACCTACTGTAGATAAAGCTGGTAATGGTTATGCTGTTATTCGCTTTCTTCCTGCTCCCGGCGGCGAAGACTTGCCTTGGGTAAGAATCTTCAATCATGGTTTTCAAGGTTCAGGTGGATGGTACATAGAAAACTCTCTTACTACTATCGGTAAGAAAGACCCTGTATCAGAGCATAATACTATGCTTTGGAACTCTGGTATCGAATCTAATAAAGATATCGTACGCAAGCAGAAGCGTCGTCTTAACTACATTGCTAACATCTATGTAGTATCTGATCCATCTGCTCCTGAGAACGAAGGTAAAGTGTTCCTTTATAAATTTGGTAAGAAGATATTCGATAAGATTAACGATATGATGAATCCTCAATTTCAGGATGAGCAACCTGTTAATCCTTTCGATCTTTGGGAAGGTGCAAACTTCAAGCTTAAGATTCGTCAATTAGAAGGCTATCGTAACTACGATAAGTCTGAATTCGATAGAGCAGAACCTCTATTAGATGACGATGATGCGCTAGAAGGTATTTGGAAATCTGAGCACTCTTTGTCTGAGTTTGTAGATCCTAAGAACTTTAAGTCTTACGAAGAACTGCAAGCAAAGTTAAATCGTGTACTTGGCTTAGATGGTGGTTCGCAAGGTAATAGAGAAGGTATCGCACAGACTGTAGAGGATGTCGAGCCAGCTCCAGCACCAAGTAGAGCTGCTCCAGCACCGGCAATGGCGTCAGCTGACGACGATGACGACGATAGTATGTCGTTCTTTGAACAGTTAGCTAATGACTAAAATGAGAAGGGGGTCGAAAGACCCCTTTTTTATGCGTAAGCCGGTCGCTGTACCGAGTTAAAAGATTGATCTAAGTTATAAGACCTGCCTGACGGCATGTTACCACCACCGCCTCCGCCACCAGCAACACTAGTGTTATTATTAGTTACGTTAGTAACATTTTGTACTGGTTGTACAATATTTAAATTACCAGATTGTCTACCTAACATCAGCGACCTTTCAGTTATCTGATTAGTACCTACCTGAGGTAATATTCTTACCGAGTTAGGACTTGCAATCGATACACTAGTAGTTCTTATTGTATTAGCTCTTGATGATTCAATGTTACCAGCGCCAGGTAAATTAGCTGCTGATAGTTCCGTAGCACCTTCGCCAACCATATTAGCTGCTGATAGTTCCGTAGCACCTTCGCCAACCATATTAGCTGTTGTAGTATTAACTGTACCACCAGTTGCTGTAGATGTAGGTGTCGCGGTTGCACCTGTTAAACCAGCTGCAGCTGCTGGAGCTCCTGCTGCTGGTAATCCTGGAGGTTCTTGCATCTCCGGCGCTATTGTTTCTACTAAACCTTCAGGAGCTTCAGCATCAGTTAACCCAAGCAGATACTTAGCGATATGATATACAATTGCATCTCCGGCAAAGTATCCTGCAGTACCGCCTACAAAAGCGGTAGCAATTGCTAGCGGTCCACCTGGAGCTCCCACTAAACCACCAGCAATAGCACCGAGTGTACTACCACCAATACCACCAAGCAATCCAGCAACTCTTGCTACTTTTTCATCCATTGAAGTACTATCATCGTTTAATATAAAATAAAGCTCACCAAGCGAAATTATAGAGCCTATTCCTGGAAATCTTAAAAGCTTAGCTAGACGTGGATATCTTCTAATTGCAGCTGATTCAGCAGCAGCGAGTATATCAGCATTTGAAGCTATTTGACCTGTTCCAGCACGTTGTATAATTGCATTCGCGCCGGTACCAACTCTTCTTAAGCCTGATTGCTCTAATTGTGCTGGTGTAAGATTTCTAGCAGCTTCTCTAGCAGTCATTCTAGGAGGCTCTGGAGCTTGAACTTCTGGAGCTGCAGGTGCACCACCTCTTCCAAGAAGTCTATTAAATGCACCAGAAATACCGCTGCCAGCTGCACTTAAGGCTCTTCTGCCGCCGTAATATGTAGCGCCAAGTGCTGCGGTTGTACCAAGCATGGTTGGAATAGTGCTGAAAACATTATCCATTATTTCATCGCGCTTAGCAGGATCTGCAAGACTGGTAAGATCAAAATAGTCAATAAACAAGCCTGCTAATGCACCAACAACTCTACCTCTACGACCAAACATTGATCCTAGCATTGAACCAGCAAATAAACCTTGACCGCCTTGCTCTATTACATCTGCTGCGCCACCGAAAAGATTGCCAACCGTCTCACCAAACATACTAGTAATATTAGATTGTATTTCCTCTACAACAGCAGGGTCTGTAAGACTAGGAAGACCGAGGAAACCCGCTATAGCGTCAGCAATAATACCGTAACGCGCTTTACCGAATAGTAATTTAGACCAACCACCAGATACAATTAAAGAACCTGTTCTTTCTGTGAGCAGATCATCTACTTTCTGACCGAATGCAGGGTCAACACCAAGATCAGTAATCAGTTTGCCAATATTATCACCAAGAAAGCTACCTATACTTTCACCAAACATATTTCCAAGGCCAATCAAACCACCGCCTTGTAAGGCAGCAGCCAATGCTGGAGCTAATGCTAATGGAAATGCTGTTTTAAGAGCGTTTAAGAGGCCTGGTCCATCTGCCCGAGCAGCTCCACCTGACATTGTTGATACAGGTGTTGCCGTAGCTCCTGTATCGCTAGCTAATTTTCTCTCTAACCTATTTGCTCTTAATTCAGCGTTGTCAGCTTCTAATGCAGCTAGTCTTTGATTTTCTTCTTCTATCTGGAGCTGTTCATCAAGTATTTCATACTGACCTTCAATGATAGTAGAGTCTGATGTGACAGTAGCTTTGATTTCTTCCAGGTACCTGTTATTATCCTCTAATACTTCAAGGACTCTTTTTTCGCCTGGGCTCTGTGCTGGGACCGGTAGTGCCATTTATTGATTTCTTCTTTGTTCTTCTAATTGTTGAAGATAATTGACGAGCATCTGTACATATAAATCTCTTTCAAATGGCATCATATTTTCTAGCTCAGTCAACGAATATTTATGGTGATGCATTAACGAAAAATTAGTATTATACATATTCGCTAAGCTGTTATGACTGAGCATTAAGCGAAAAAACTCTGCATCCCCCTCAGCGTTATAGATTCTTCCTTACCACACTCATCGCATGTATACTTTATCTCATGCTGCAATGCTGGTAAAGTTCTATAAAACGCTAGGATTTTATCAAACTGCACTTTAGTTAAATTTTCTAAAAATTGTATTCTTTCTGCTAGTGTACTATCTTCATAAACGTTATCGGTATCAAATACATTCTCAATACACGTTGCTATCGCTGTAAATACCTTTTCTACGTCAGAACCTGAAACATCGTCTTCAATTTGTTGCTGATCTTTCAAGCTTGGATACTTCATTAATAGACCTATATTGTTATCCAGCATTACTCTTCTTTCATGTCCGTTTGGATAAACAATATCAACATCATTAATATCTAATTCAAAATCGGTCTGCTTAGTGCATTCGGATTCTGTACCGTGAGAAAGTTTAAGCTTTATAATATTATCAATAGACTTAGCTCTAATATTAAGGAAAATATATTCAATATCAAAGTAAGTCATATCCATAACATCGGTCGATTCAGCTCGAACACAGTTACGTATAATTTGGTAGATAGCGTTAGTAATTTCTTCTGCGCTACCACCCTCTAATGCAATAAGAAGTATTTTTTCTTCTTTTACTAAGAATGGTCTATAATGTACTACTTCACCAGTAGACGGTAGTTTAAGTTCGAACTCAGGGTTCTGTAAATTAGGTAGCATAATTTAACCTCAAAATTAATCAAAAAGACCAGAATAATCTGACGCTCCTGATAGTGTAATGTTATTAGTATCAAATAACGGAATATTTAAAATTTCGCCTATACGGGGTAGACCTGCACCCTCTAATGCATCGTCGATGCTTGGTAAACCATTAATTGTAAGTGCAGCGCCAGCTGTATTTTTGCGAGCGCCTTTGCCTGCTGACGGCTCATCAGACTCAAAAAAGTGTTTAAATGAGAATTGTACGGTTAATCTATGAAGATCTTCGCTGTTCCAACTCAAAGGTAGCGAGTTAACAACAATAGGATAAGCTTCAGCTAAACCAAGCGAGTATACTACTTTACCTGTTTCATCATATTGAATAATACCAATTGATGATGTATAATCATTATAGTATCCAATACTTTGATGTGCTCTATTATCCTGGTTACGTGAATGATTACCAACGATAGAGCTTTGCCACGCATGAAAGAAAGATTTTTCTCCAAGATCAGCACCACATAGAAGAGTAACAGTAACATCTGGATAGTTAACATCATAACCAATCTTAGATGTCAATCCGTAACCTAAGTGCTTATAGTTGGTTGGTGTAATCGCACGTCCAGGTATTTCAGCAGTTTCAACTCTAAATCTTATATTCTCAAAAGCCTGTCTACTTCTATTAGATAAAATTATCTTTCTTGGTAAATTTACAACAAGCTCGTAATGTGACTGTTTTGATACACTGCGAGAATTGTCACCAACTACATTAGCTCTAAAATCTGATACGTTAAAAGCCATTAGCCAGCCTTCCTAAGACTATCTGAATAAACCTGAGCAGAACTTGCTTTCTGGAATCGTTGAATAGGTAAGAATAAAGCGATATCCCATTCAACAGAATCAATAAGCATCTTTCTCGATTTAACATGTCTGTGTAAATAGTGCTTAAAGCACGGTTTAAAATATTTGTATGTTGAAGCTTTCTTCAACAACTGGTAACTAAGTCTTAATTTTGTACTGTCATCATATCTACTATTTGTAGTAAGATCGTACAACGCATCCATTAACATTGCTCTTTGTTTTAACGGAAGATAATGCATATTTAATCCGTGAAAGCCACCTTCTGCAGGACCTACAACAAATATTAATGGAAAGGTATCGTAATAAGGCAAGTCTCTTTTGAGTTTTGGATCATAGTTAAACATCATCATAGAGCCTGGCTCTGTGCCTGTTGTAAACTTAGATCTATTCTCCTTCATTAATCTGGAAGGAGTTACATTTACTTGTTGAGCTGCATTTCTGTACCAATTTCTAGCCTCACTGGTACGAGCAGGAACTTGTCCGGCTTGCATGCCTCTAGTTAGTACAGTATCGAATACGTAAGCTACCATTCGAATATTTATCTTATCTTCCGAGCTCGTTTTCTGTAATTATTTGAAACTTCCATCTTCTATCTTTACAGAACTCAGTTGCAGCTTTCCATTTTGCTTCATTTACAAGATAGGTAGTAACTTCGTTAAGATATTTTTTAGTTTTTCTTTTACGTATTTCGGGTGGCTTAGTTTGCCTGAAAGGTTTTACTTCAATGAGATGTGTCTCTGTCGTATTATCAGCAGTACGTACTTTAATAACAAAGTCTACAAAGTATCGATGTACTCTATTATCTAGTGGTGAGCGATAAGGTATTACAACTTCTTCAGAGCCCCATTTAAGAATATTGTCGTTTTTATCAAAATATACCATACATTGTAGTTCCCAAGAACTTCTATAAACAATGTTTGTCGGGTCACCTAAATACTTACTAGGATTCTTAGGTTTATAATAACCTTTATACGTATTCACGGGATAAAAAATGCCTATAATTAATTTCGGTGGCAATGAAGCCGATGGACCTCTAGCATCTCTAGAAGTAGGTGCAAAATATGATACAACATATTTTCCTAGCGATCTTAATGAAGCTCCTTATTTTATAGTATTTAGAGCAAAAAAGAGATTTAAATTATCTAGTCTTGCTGATACAAAAGTAAAATATATTGGTGTTACTACGTCTACTGAAAATGTAGAAACAGGTGAAACGGTATCTCAATCACAAAAAATATTAGCAGCAGGCATTGGTAATAAAGTTAGAGCTGGTGTAAAAGCAATTGGAGGGTTTGCCAAAAAGTTAGAAAATTTTGGTGTTAATATCTCTCAACCCGCTCATTCATTCGCTCTACCTGTACCTTCAAGTCTACAAACATCATACAACGCACAATACAACAGTTCAGCTGAACTTGGAGTACTTGGCGAGGCGGGTAGACAAGTAGCAGAAAATTTTCAATCTACTGGCAGCGGTAATTTTATCAGTGATCTTCAAAATGCTTTTAATGAATCTAATGTTTTAGCAGAAGAGAATATAAGAGGATCACTTGCTAACCTTGGTATAGGTGCTGCAGGAGCAGAATCCGCGACCTCAGCTCTTGTTGGCTTACTAACAGGAGGAGTTGGCGGTGCATTAGTAGGTGCATCGTTAGGTAATATTGGCACCGGTGCTTTACGGGGACTAGGTATTGCAAGAAATCCGCACATTGCTAACGTTTTTACTGGAGTAGAATTTAGACGACATAATTTCCAGTATAAGTTAATCGCTAAAAACAGACAAGAAAGTGATACCATTAGAGATTTAATACGTAATTTTAAATATCATATGGCACCAGATTATAAAGCTGAAGGACACGTGTTCAGCTATCCGTCTCAGTTTGAAATAATTCTTCGTGCTGGCGATTACTTGTTTAAGATAGGAGATTCATTTTTAACTTCGTTCGATGTAAATTATACAGGTGAGGGCGGCCCTGTTTTCTTCGAAGATACAAATGCACCGTATAGTGTAACAATAAACATGTCGTTTGTAGAAGATACGATCGTAACTAAGAAAGAAGTAAGACAAGGTAGATAAAAATGGCCTTTTATTTTAGAAACTTTCCGTTAATACAGTACGATGTAAAAAAGAATAATAAGAGCGAGCTTCTTACTAATATTATGACTCGTTTTAAAATTGTAGAAGCTTTTCAAAGACAAGAGGCTATCTATTATGATTATTCAGTCAAAGAAGGTGAAAGAGCTGATACAATAGCATTCAAATATTACGGCGATGCAACGTTAGATTGGGTTGTATATCTTGTTAATGATATAGTTGATCCTGAGTTTGATTGGCCAATGAGTACAGCTGGTCTTAATAGGTACATTGTAAAAAAATATGGAAGCATTACTGCAGCTAATGAACAAGTTCACCACTATGAGCTTTTAGTGCAAGCACATCAAGTTTTATACGATGGTACAATTATACCTGAAAAATATGAGCAAATAGATCTAACTACATACAATGCGTCACCTAGTGCACAAAGAAAGATAGTAACCGCATACGAATATGAAGTTGAAGCTAATGATGCTAAAAGAAGCATAAAATTACTAAGTGATGAGTTTCTACCTTCGTTACTCACACAAGTTAAAACCGTGTTTAATACATAATGAGTATATTTACTGATAAAGATAATCCGTATGGCGGTAATTTAAGTCATACTATAACTTTTATTGACAGTGACTCTAATACTGTTGATGTAACTCGTCTTGTTTTAGAATTCAACATATACGAAAGTATATTCAATCAAACACTTTCTGCGGATTTTGTTATCAGAGATTCGTTAGGTTTGATTGATACACCTATGACTGGTCAAGAATTTGTAGCAATCACGTTTAGTTCTAATAACGATTCATTATTAGGTACTTCATCCAATCTTACTTTTAAAGTACATAGAGTTGGTAATAAAACAGAACTCAATGCCGGTACATCTGTATACACTCTTCACTGCTCTTCCATTGAACTTGAGCAAAATTTAACAAAATACGTAACAAATACCTATAAAGATAAGTTAGGACATGAAGCCGTAAGTGATATCTTTACAAACTTTATCGACATACAAAACGGAAAAGGTTTAGTTGTAGAAGAATGTGAAAATGTAGTACCTTACACGCCTGTAGGACACAATCCATTTGAAGCTATTGATATTATAGGTAAAGAGTGTAGATCAAAAGCATATAATGATGCATCACATTTTCTTTTCTACGAAACGACACAAGGATTTAACTTTCGTACATTAAGCGGTCTTTTGCAGCAAGAACCTGATGCTTCTAATGTATATTATTTTAGTGATCCTGCTGTCCCAGGTGCCTATGATGTAGAAAGAACTATAATAGGTCATACATTTTTAGACAATGTAGATACTATTGACTTATTGATAAAAGGTTTGTATGAGAACGACGTAGCCGTTATTGATCCTTTAACAAAAACATACTCGGAGGCTGGTTTTAATTACGCTCTTGACTTTGATAAACTACCGCATATTGTTGCCGGTGGTAAACCAACTATCAATCTTTCAAGAACTAATGTGTTAGCTAGTGAAATACCCGGACCAGCTCACAGTAGATTACAAGTAGCTGATCTTGCTAAACTTAAGTCTAGTAACAATATTACGTTTGATAGCAGAATAACAGCAGATAATGATCCTTATGTTTTTCATGGCCGTGAAAGATTTAGAAAAACACCTCTTATTGCTGCTCAACTTGCTTCTATAAGACAACATGGTATTGATGTTACAGTACCAGTTAACTTAAATTTGAATGCTGGTGATATCGTACAACTTTATATACCTTCAAATAAAGACAGAGAAGGAAATGATGACCCTTTTATTGAACATTTTGGTAGTAATCCAACTTTTCTCATCACTTCTGTAACGACAAAACTAACTGTAAATGGAGATTATGTCTCTATACTACAATGTGTTAAAGAGTCTTTTGCTACCGATTTAAGTGGTGTACAAATACAGTTTAGCGATACTGATGATGTTAAAAGTACGCTCATTACCAAAGCAATACAATATATTGGCCAAGAAACCAACGAGTATGGTGTTACTACTGATAAAAATATTAATCTAAATGCAGGTACTATTAGCACATTAGTTGCCAGTGCAGAAGGAAAAGCCTTATCAGTTGTAACTGAAAAAGCTACAAGTGAAGTAGATAAATCTCTTTCTGATGCCACAGCTGCAGCTGCAGATCCTAATGCAGAAGGTGCCTCTGATGTTGTAACAGATGAAGCTACGTTAAGTAACAGCCTGGATCAAACTTTAGATTCTGCCAGCGATGATATCGCAGCTCAAGGTCAAGAGTTAGCAGAGAACGCTGTAGAAAATATTAAGAACGCAGCAGTGGCAGCTGGTGTAACCCTAGCAACAACAAAAGTTTTATCTGCACTGAATGTGTCTCCTGCTAAAATGGCTAAGCTTATTAGAATTATAGCGTTGCTTGAAAAAATACCTATTTTTAAAGGCCCTATAACAGATGTGAAAGCAGACGCGGCAGCATTAAAAGATTCAGCATCATCTGCTGTCACTGGTGGAGGTGAGTAATGGATTTTAAGAATGATTTTTTAGGATATAACTTTACTTGGTTTATTGGCGAAGTAGAAGACAGAAACGATCCTTTAAAAGTAGGTAGAGTAAGAGTAAGATGCTTTGGCTGGCATCCTTCAAAAGAAGAACTCCCTACTACTGATTTACCCTGGGCTCAAACTATACAGCCTGTGACAGCTCCTGCAGCTGCTCCAACCGGTTTAGGTATTGGTGTATGGGTATTTGGTTTCTTTATGGATGGTGACAAAGCTCAACGTCCAATGATTATGGGTCAGATTCCAGGCTATAGAAATAATGCTGACGGTACTGTAGAGTCAGAACTACCAAGAGCTGCACGTGTAGAAGAAAATTACGAATCAGCTCAATCTAAGTTGAGAAAGGATTCTCGGGTAACAGGTATTACATTAGGTGCGTCTGGTGGTACCACATGGGATGAGCCAGAAGAGCCGGATGATAAAAGATATCCTTACGTCCAGACCGTAGCTTCAGAAGCAGGTTTCATGACTGAAACAGTATTCGGTCCATTTGACATGGACGAAGACGGGGGTGGAAGCTATGATTTCTTGACTAGACAAGTAACATATGACTGCAACGGCGGGTATGATGAACGTAGATCTCCAAGCGGAGACAAAATTGTTAAAGTAATCGGTGATAACTACGAAATTATCTGTGGTTCAAGCTTTGTAAATATTAAAGGTGATATTAACTTAACTGTTGACGGTAGTATGCGTACAAATATTGCTGGTGACTACGAATTAAACGTAGCAGGTAATATGTATACAACAGTCGGTAAGAGTGAGGATAAATTTATTGTCGGTGGTCAAACATTAGGAATGTTTGGTCAGAGAGACATATTTGTTGGAGGCCTCGATAAACTTCAAGTTATTGGTTCAAGCACACAAGAAATTACTGGTACCTCTACAGTTAAAATTACTGGCGCTGATATACGCGCTGTTGGTGGTACAGCTACTCACATTTATAATGGAGCGTTTACTACAACAGCAGCAAGCGGTGCCTTTACATTAACCAGTGGTTCTGTTTCTGCTACAACACTAACTGCTTCTGGTGCTATAACAGGTCTTACAGTAACAGCAGGCGCACCTGGTCTACAAGTTGGATTAACAACGCACAAGCATACTGCACTTAATGTACCACCTACACCAGGAACATAACAAAGGAGTAAACTATGACACATGAAATGTTAAAATCTTTATTTGAAACCTATGTTACTGAAAGTGACAAATTTGACGGAGCTGGTAATAAAGCAGCAGGTACTAGAGCTCGTAAAGCACTAGCTGAAATTACCAAACTTGCTAAAGTCCGCAGGAAAGAAATACAAGACGTAAAAAACGCTGATAAATAATAAATTAATTGAGGGATAACAGTGGCCAAATCGGGATCAGTCAATCCGTTAAGAAAGGAGGTACAGTTTAGTGACCTCAGTGTAACTATGACTGCACATCCTGTTACTGGAAAAGTAGCAGTAAAAAAGAATGCTGATGCTGTTGTTGGTGCTTTGAAGAATCTTATTTTAACTAATAGATTTGAAAGACCATATGATCCACTTTTTGGCGCTGATATCCGTAGTAGATTATTTGAAAATTTTGATCCTATTGAGCAAGTTAACATTGAAGAGGATATCAAGACTGCAATAAGAAACTACGAGCCAAGAGCGAGAATAAGTGATGTTAAAGTCGTGGCTTCTCCCAATTCTAATAGGGTTCAGGTTGGAATAAGTTTCTACGTAGTGAACGAAGCACAACCAATAACTGTTGGTCTAGAAATAGAGAGAACAAGGTAAAATGGCCGCAAATAACGCACTACAGCTGACTAGTATAGACTTTGATGGTATCAAAAACGATCTCAAAACGTTTCTATCTAATCAGACAGAACTCGGTGACTACAACTACGAATCATCTACTATGCAGATTCTTTTGAATCTGTTAGCGTATAATACATATAAGAATTCTTTTTATCTGAACATGGTTGGAAACGAAATGTTTTTAGACTCTGCTCAGATAAGAAATAATGTAGTTTCAAGAGCAAAAATGCTTAACTACACACCACGATCAGCTCAAGGCGCTACTGCAACAGTGCAAGTAACTATCACCCCTGGTGATACACCTGACACAATTACTGTACCAGCTGATACTCAGTTCACTACAACTATCGATGGTGTTAATTATATCTACGTTAACCCAACAGCTGAAGTTGTAAATGCTAATCCTTCTGGTATATATTCTACTAATCTTAGTATTACTGAAGGTAGGCCTTTTACATATCGTTTTACTGTAAGCTCAGTTTCTCCTGTTAGATATATTATACCGAATGAGAACGTTGATACAAGAAGTATTACAGTAAGAGTGCAAGAGTCCTCTTCTAACACATCTACAACAACATGGACTAATGCAACAGACATTACTGCCGTTGCTGGAAACACTTATGCGTTCTTCTTAGATGAAAATGAAGACGGAAAATATGAGATTAAGTTTGGTGATAATGTTGTTGGTCGTGGTCTAAATGACGGCAATATAGTACAAGCAAACTATAGGATATGTAACGGTACCGCAACACAAGGAGCTAATACATTTACTGCTCCTTCTAGTATTAGTGGTTATAGTAACATTACACTACTTACTACATCCTCGGCTACAGGTGGAGCAGAGCAAGAAAGCGTTGCTTCTATTAAGTTTAACGCTCCAAGAAACTATCAAGCTCAAAACAGAGCTGTAACAACCGGTGATTACGAAACTATTATTAAAAATAATTTTGGTGATATCGGAGCTGTATCAGTTTGGGGTGGACAAGAAAACGATCCCCCTGTATACGGTAAAGCGTATATCTCTGTAAAACCTAAAACAGGCTTCTTTATTTCTGATCCAAGAAAAGACAACATCGATGCTTTCTTATCTGATAAGAATGTTATGTCAATTACACCTGAGTTGGTAGATCCGACTTATAAATTTGTTGTCCCAACAATTGAAGTTAAGTATAATCCAAACTTAACAACATCTACTGCTGGTGCAATAGTTAATACAATAGGAAATAGAGTCGTACAGTATGAACTCTCTGATTTAGTTTCGTTTGGAAGAGAGTATTCGTCTTCAGAGCTAATAAAAGATATCTACACAGCAAACGAAGCTATTACTAATATAGAAATAAGTCTTCGAATGATGAAGAATTTTGCTCCTACTACAACTGCAAGGACCACATACAGAATACCATTTAATGATCCATTACTGAATATTACAGGAGGAGCAGTTTTAAGAGTTCCTCCTCAAAGTCACCCGGGCCGTGGACTCACAATCACGTCTAGTAAGTTTACTTACGAAAATCGAACTGAATCTTATTTTGATGATGACGGTTTCGGTAATGTACGAATATATTACATAGATGAATCAGGAGTAAGAGTATATACAAATAGATTAGCAGGAACTGTAGACTATAAGACAGGTCTTGTAGTACTTAACGAATTGTTGATAACTGCTTACGAAGGTACTTCACTAAAAGTTTACGCGGTTCCACGAGATGACAGTGTTGTAAGTGTACGTAATCAAATACTAGCGATTACAGAAGCTAAGATCGAACTTTTTGATACTAAACTTAAAAAGGTAACATCATCAACATCAAACGTAAGTACTCAAGGTAGTAGTGCTACGGTAGTTGGTTCAGGCGTTATTTCGACGGTATTCTAATGGCAACGGATAATAAGTCTTCCATACTTATAGACGACATAATACCTGAATTCTTAGACACTGAAGGTCCTAAGTTTAAAGCGTTTATGCGCGCTTACTATGAGTGGTTAGAAACTACAAATCAAATTACCGATCGCTCTAAAAATCTTCTTAAGTATGGTGATATTGACACAACTGACAACGAGTTTATCAAATATTTCCAGCGTGAAGTTCTCGCTGATTTTCCTGAAGATGTTCTAGCTAACAAAGCCCTTCTTGTTACAAGAATCAAAGATCTTTATCGTTCTAAAGGATCTGAGCAAGCATATAAAATGCTTTTCAGACTTCTTTATGATGATGAGGTTGACTTTTACTATCCTGGAGAGGATATACTTAGAGTTTCAGATGGTAGATGGGTTAAAGAGCAAGCTTTAAGACTTTCTGCTCCATTTACTGGAAGCTTATATGATATAGGTGGTAAAAATGTAACCGGAGCAACGTCAGGCGCTACTGCGAAAGTAAACAGAGTAACTGCAACTCTAGAACAAGGTATAGAAGTCTTTGAAATATTTTTAACTAATGTAGTAGGAACTTTTCAAGACCGTGAGATAGTAAGAACAACTGATAATGTTATATCGGGAAGAATTATATCATCTGTTGGACCTTTGCAAGGTGTTGATATTCAATTTGGCGGTTCTAAGCATAGAGTAGGAGATAGAGTACGCATTACTAGTAGCTCAGGCTCTGGTGCAAATGGTGCAGTAACAACGGTAGAAGGTTCAAGTATTGTTCCAGTGCTTGTTGATGGAGGCAGCGGTTACACAACTGATGCAACAGTTACACTTATTGGTGGGTCCGGTTCTGGAGCTATTTTTCAAGTTGATAGTATAAACAATACTGAGACTATAACAACTTACGATGATACAATTTCCGATTTAAGCGGTACAAGGATAGATGCTAATACATTTATAACATCTAACACCGGGACTCTAAGTGCTAATTTGGCTATAGCTAACTCGTCTACAGTTCTTAGTGCAGCATTAGGAACATCAAACACCACAGTTGGTACAATAGCATCTATGTCAGCTACGGAGCGAGGCTCTGGTTATAGTATTTTACCTAGTGTATCAGTGAGACAGGACAACATAGCTGATCAAGAAATACCAGATGGTTCAGGTGGAATTAAAGGCTTCAATGCTGTAGTAACTGCTAATAGTGTTGGCGGCTCTATTACTGGTGTAAATGTTGATAATGCTGGATCTCGTTATAATAGAACAGAACTATTAACAATACAGAATCTTACTAGATCAGCTACTAATGCTACTGGTTCACCGTTGATTACAGGTGTAATAGATTACGACGGAAAATATACTGACACTAAAGGTTTTATATCTTGGAATAATAAGCTTCAAGACAATTACTACTACCAGCAATTTGCTTATGTGTTAAGATCTAAACAATCAATGAACACATATCGTGAAATAGTTAAAAAACTACTTCACCCTGCTGGTACAAATGTTTTTGCTGATTTAATGATAGAGTCGAATGCTGCTTTAGAGTTTTCAGCAAACACATATATCTTTTATTCTATTGAATTTGCAGCTCTCAATTCCATTACGTCAACTGCAAGTGTTGGTACGCCAACTGTTACTCCAACGTTGTCACCAACAGCTATAGCGCCTACCGCGGCCTTTGGTACACATCAGCTTGACATGTTCATTGATACTTCATCAATAACAACAACAGCTAATGTCTCCAATCCTGAAATATTATTAAGTGTTGGTGGAGCTGAGCTGATAAGCATAACATCTACATTATCTATACCGGTAGATCATCAAGTTCTAGCAGTAGGTCCTGGTACAATTAGTAACTTTATTGCAAACAATATAAGCGATCTGTCTGCAGATCAGATTGATGATTATGATGCACTGACAATCAGTACACTGCCAGGTAATAAGATTTACGATGGTATAGGAACATCGTTCGATACACAACTAAGCCCAGGATCACAAATAATATTTACATCTGAGGGTGAAGAGTTTACATTAAATGTTTCTTCTATAGATGATGCTAATACATTGGCTGTTACAGCCAACGCAACATACGCTAACGGCGACCTAGCCGTTATTAGTGGATTAACATATTTTTACACTTCTTGAACCTAAATAAATAGATAAAATTTAGAGATACAACATGCCAGCTATAGTAACAAGAAAGTTTAAAATTTACAACGCAGAGCATTTTAAAGAAGCGTTTAGTGAAGCTACACCTGACTACTTGTATCTTTTTATTGGTAGGTTGCAGGAATGGCCTAATAGTGATACTCCTCCAGCAATTACAGAATCGACAACAGCTGTTGATTATGATCCTTGGAGAGATATGTTAGCGGCAAAGAAAATCGCTACTAACGACATGTCATTTGCTGTAGAAAGGATTAATTGGACTACAGGTACAGTATATGATGAATATTCTAACTTTGAGAATATGGATGCACATTTAGGTAAAAAGTTTTATGTATTAACAGCTACAAACAATGTATACAAATGTATATTTAATAATAGAGGAGCAACATCTACTGTAGAGCCGACAGGCACTAGTACTTCTATAATTACAACTTCAGATGGTTATAGATGGAAGTTTATGTACAGCATTTCCGCAGCTGAAGCGTTAGATTTTCTAACACCTTTTTACATACCTGTAAAAACACTAACCGCTGATGACAGTAGTGCTCAATGGGATGTTCAACAAGCTGCTGTTAACGGGGCTATACATGTTATTGATGTCACTGCTAATGGCACAGGTTACACACAGAGATCTAATACTATAGCAGGTGTAACAAACTCTTCAGTTATAACATTAGACACTGGTGCAAGTACGGTAGATGATTACTATACAGGAGCTACAGTGTTTATTTCGTCCGGGCTAGGTGCTAGTCAGATAAGAGAAATAACCGATTACGTAGGCGACACAAGAGTTTTAACTGTAAATACGGCATTTACTATTACACCTAATACATCTAGCACATATCATATTAGTCCTCTTGTTACGATTAGTGGTGATGGTACCGGTGCTACTGCTTATGCTAACGTAACATCAGGTCAGATTAAGAAAATAAATATGGTTGGTATAGGTACTGACTATTCTAAAGCAAGTGTAGTTATAACAGCACCTCAAGGCTCCGGAGCTACAGCAACACCATACATTTCGCCTCGAGGCGGTCATGGATCTGATCCGGTAGATGAATTATGTGCTCATAACTTAACATTAAGTGTAAGATTGAGCGGTACCGAAGGTAACAACTTACCTTCCAATAATGATTTTAGAGTAATTGGTCTATTAAAAAATCCATTACTTAGTAATAGTTTGACAAGCGCTACTGATACAGCGTACGATCAAACAACTAAATTAGCAGTAATAAACATGACAGGCGTCTTAGATCAAGACGAGATGATAACAGGTGCGTTATCAGGTGCAACAGCAAGAGTAGTTCTATTTGCAAACAACACATCAACAAACACCACCGGTGATTTAAAAGTTGTTGGTATAAACGGTACTTTTCAAAATGAAAAAATAACAGGAAATACATCTGGATATTTTGGCAACGTAACATCAGTAACGTCTGGAGAATTAGAACCTTATGAAGGTCAGATATTATATCTTGAAAATAGACCTGTTTCAGTAAGAACATTCGATCAAATAGAAGATATTAAACTAACACTGCAGTATTAGCGAGATAAGAAATGGCTATAGCTAACACAGTCACATTGAATACCAACTTTAATGTTGATCCATATTATGATGATTTCGATGAAAGCAAAAACTATCATCGGATTTTGTATCGTCCTGGTCTAGCAGTTCAGGGTCGTGAATTGACCCAAATGCAGACTATACTGCAGAATCAAATTGATCGTTTTGGAGAAAATGTTTACAAAGAAGGTGCTATTCTTACAGGAGTAGAACCTAAAATCGAAATTGTTAGCTTTGTTAAATTAAGAGATGCCGATTCTACTGGTGCTGTTGTTACAGCAAATAATTTTGTTAGTACACAGGTTAGAGGTTCAACATCCAATGCTCTTGCGGTAGTTGTCGATACTGATACAGGTTCAGAAGCAGAAGATCCTGATCTTAAAACTCTGTACGTTAAATATATTGATACAGGTGCTACCAGTACTACAGGTAACACAGTATTTACAGCTAACGAAATTATAACTGCTAATACTGGTGGTTATACAGCTAATGTAGCCTCCGGTACCTCCTCTAGAGGACTTACACAGCGAGTTGCAATCTCTGAAGGGGTAATTTTTGCTAAAGATCATTTTATTCGTGTACCAGCGCAATCACTTGTACTTGGAAAGTATAATACATACAGCTCGTACAAAATTGGTCTCAACATTGCTGAAACTATTGTAACTAATGAGACTGATTCTACCTTACTCGATCCTGCATCTGGTTCATACAACTATGCAGCACCGGGCGCTGCTCGATTAAAATTAAATCCAACGTTAGTAAAATACGGTCTAACAGCTAATACAGGCACGGACTTTATTGAGCTTACAAGAGTTGAAAACGGTTTCCTGGTAAACAATAGAGCAAGAACAGAATTTTCAAGAGTTAACGAGCATCTAGCTCGCCGTTCTTATGATACTAATGGTAACTTCGTAGTTGAAGGTCTTGGTATTAGATTAAAAGAACATCTAAAGCAAGCCAATAACCAAGGTAGATATGCATCTGGAGCTGAAGGTGGTAATTCTACAAAACTTGTTGTAGAGGTAGAGCCTGGAACAGCGTTTGTCAAAGGTTACGATTATGATGTTCTTCAAACGCTACCTGTTACTATAACAAAAGCAACTACAACACAATCGATCGAAGACGTCGCGGTTACTTCTAATTACGGCAACTACTTAGTAGTTAAAGAAGTGGCTGGTGTTTGGGATGTTAATACACACAGTAAAGTTTCGCTAAGAGATGCTGCTGCCCATGCTGTATCGAATAATGTTTTCTCCGGCACTGCTTCCCGTACTGGACAAGAAGTAGGTACTGCACGGGTACGTGCTATCGATTATGTTTCTGGTACTAAAGGATCATCAGAAGCAAGGTATAATTTATACTTGTATGACATACAAACTACAAGTAATACACTTTCTACTGTCAAATCTATACACATAGACAATACTGCAGGGTCTCAAGCAAACGCTGTTGCAGATATTGTACTTTCTAGCGGTGTTGCAGCCTTGCAAGAAGTTGATTTTAACAGAGCAATCTATCCGCTACCAGTAACAAGCATTAAAACTATTAGAGATACTACAGGTAATTTAGATACCAATTTTACATTTCTAAAAGAGTTCGATGTAACTATCGCAGCCGATGGTACATTCAGTGTAGCTACTGGAGCTGCAGCTGATAGATTCCCGTTTGGTACCGGTGTTCTTTCAGATACTAATACAAGAACAAATTTTAATGTTGTACTGAATGATGAAGCTGTAAGTTCTGGAACAGTAGATACTGGCTCTATGGCAGCTATGGCTAACACTGTAACAGGTCTTACTGCAGCTGATACTAAATTTAACGTTGGTGATAGAATTGCTTTTGCAGGTCATAGTAATACGTTTGTACTGACTGCTGTAACGTCTACAACTCTTTCAACTGAAGAGATAGCTTATGGTGCTATTAGTAGCGCAAACATAACCAAGAGCTTTAAACCTGGTCATGTTATTGATATGGCAGGTGTTGGAGGCGATGCTGCTGATAGAACTATCAACATTACCTCGACCACAGGTGCAGATTTCGATATACAAGAAACTTTAAGCGGCACTGTAACAGCAACCGTTATTACAGAACTGCAACGAGTTGATGGTCAAGAGATTGCTAAAGACTATAGATCAAATAGATACGTTCAGCTAACTGTTAATCAGTCTGATGGTACGAATAATACATCTGGACCATGGAACCTTGGTTTATCAGATGGGCATAAGTTAATTGAAGTAAGAAAGAAGACAAGTAACACATTATTTACCACATTAATCGAAGGTGAAGATGTTACAACAAACTTTATTTTAGATACCGGTCAAACAGACAATCTGTATAAACATAGTAAGCTAAAATTGGCTCCTGGTAAGACTGCTTCTGCAGGTGATGTATATCTTGTTAAGATGAACTTCTTTACACATGATACTTCACAAGGTGTCGGTTTCTTCTCAGTAGACTCGTATCCAATCGATGATGCTAATGTAGCTAATACTACAGCAATTACAACGCAAGAAATTCCGTTGTATATATCGCCAACTAACGGTACCAGCTACGATTTAAGAAACAGCATAGACACTAGACCAAGAATACAAGATACTGCCAATAACGTAACGTCATTAACTAATATCAGTATTAACCCTGCTGAAGGAAGCACTATTATTGCTCCTGCAGGTGGTCTAAAATTTATGGCGCCTAACGAAACAGCCAATTTTGATCTTGATTTCTATCTTGGTCGTCGTGATATTATTACTATGGATGCCGCTGGAGCTATTAAGATAACCAGCGGTACACCTGACATTAATCCTGTTTATCCTAATGAGCCTGACGGTCATTTACCATTGGCTCAATTATATGTAACCCCATATCCATCGCTTTCTACTTACGTAGGTCAAACTTCGAAGCGTACTGATCTTGCTTGTAAGGTAATACCTACAAGAATCGAAAGATTTACTATGCGAGATATTGGTAGGATTAAAGACAGATTAGACAGAGTAGAATACTATACAAGGCTTTCATTGTTAGAAAATGAAGCTACTAATCTTAAGTTTGCTACTTCGACTGGGGTTGATAGATTTAAGAATGGTGTTATAGTTGATAACTTTAATGGGCATAATATAGGTAATCCTAACGATCCTAATTACAAGGTGTCTATCGATAGAGCTCGAGGAGAGCTTAGACCACCGTTTACTCTGAATAATATTGATCTTGATTACAAGTCAGCTAATAGCTCAAATGTAATTATTGGTCCGAGAGATACAAGAATTACAGTAGGTGGAACAGATATATTCACAGTTGGTGAAACTGTAACTGCTGGAGCAGCAACAGGTAAAGTAGTATATCAGGTTGGTAGAAGAGTTTATCTCGAAAGCGTATCTGGCACGTTCGCTGTAAGCGCGACTGCAACAGGCGGTACAAGTAGTTCATCTGGCACAATCTCTGCTGTTTACACACCTCCTGCTGGTAAATTAGCTTCAATAACTTACGCACATAGAAAAGTTATTAATCAGAAGTATGCTTCTACTACAAGAAACGCAGCTGGTTTATTCTGGAAGTTTTTAGGGCAGATTACCTTAACACCTAATAGTGATTACTGGTGTGAAACTGTACAAGCTCCAGATCTTGTTATTAACCAAGACAATACAAACGACAACTTTGCTGTAGGTAGCGCCTCTTGGACTACTGACTGGGGTAACTGGGAAACAATCTGGAGCGGTAGTACAACTCAAGACGTAGGTGATGCAAGAGTGTTCGTCGAGGCGAGAAACAACAACGTAAATAATAGTGGTGTTAATGTTGTTAAGGCTGGCGAGTACCAGGAACAGATTACTTCAATAACCGAACAGCAAGTTAGGACAGGTATAACATCAACGGTAGTTCCAAGAACAACAACTAAGAAGTCAGGATCTGCAGTTATTAATACTGATGTTATACCGTTTATGCGTTCTCGTGTTATTAACGTAGAAGGCAGAGGCTTTAAACCAAACTCAAGATTGTACGCATTCTTTGATGGTATTGATGTCAACGCTTACGTAGCTCCTGCAACATCAGCTTACGCAAATACAGCTAACGAAGGAGCAGCTCTTACTACTGATAGTACTGGTGATATTTACTGTAGATTTAGGGTACCAAATGATAACAGCCTAAGCTTTAGAGCAGGTTCTAGAAGATTTAGACTTTCAGACAGCTCGACAAATGAAACGGGTACTGGCTTAGTAACTACATCAGGTGAAGCAACATATTCATCTGAAGGTAAGGTCGAAACAGTACAAGATACTATTATATCAACACGTACTTACGATGTTGTACAGTCTATGGTCAGTGAGACGCGTACACTTACATCATCTACTTCTGATCTTGTTAAGCAGGGTCAACATATAGTTGAGCTACAGTATCAAGGTAAGAATCCAGACGGTACACATCGTATTGGTACACGTAATCTTACTGATGGCTGGGATGATACCGCTGCATTTGCAGAAACGTTTGAAGGTGTAGAGGTTTCCCCGACCCAGTTAGCTGAGTTTAGAAATCAGCAAAATCTTAACTTCCCTGGATATGACTGCGCAGAAGGTCAGGACGATCCAATCGCACAAACGTTTATTATGGGTAACTTTAACGATCTAGTATTAGCTTCAGGTGGTTATCTAACTAAAATCGACTTGTTCTTTGCCACAAAAGATGCGACAAGACCAGTATTTGTTGAGTTAAGAGAAGTAGCTGCTGGAGGTGGATACATTACAGACCGTATTGTACCATTTAGTAGAGTTACAGTAGAAGCAGCAGATATTAATACTAGTTCTAACGGTGGTTCGCCAACCCCTGTATACTTCTCAACTCCTGTCTTCTTAGCTAAAGATAAAGAGTATGCAATCATTGTAAGGCCTGCTGCTAATAATCCTAATACAAGCTTGTATGTTTCAAGACTTGGTGGTACAGACTTAGTGACCGGAGAAAGAATTAACAAGCAACCATATGTCGGCACCTTGTTTGCTTCTTCAAATGCAAGACAGTGGTCTCCAATACAAGAGGAAGATCTCAAGTTTAACTTATACATTGCTAACTTTGCAAGAAATACTACCGCAACAGCAGTGTTTAAGAATGAAGACAGAGAGTTTTTCCAGACAACAGGTTCAAATACCTTTAATACAATTGGAGAGCAGGTTGTAGGACATACAACTATTGTCGGTACATCGGCACTATCTGTAAATACTAACTTTGTACTGGTCGGCAATACTTCTGGTGCAAACGCAATTGTAGTGTCGCAATCTTCTAATACAATAGTCTTGAAAGATGTATCATTAGTAAATAAATTTACAGCCGGGGAGAGAGTTAACGTTGTAATAAACAGTGTTAAACAGGAACCTCATACTACTGTACACAGTGCTACTACTCCGAGTGGTAATGTTATATACTTTGATAGTGTAAACCACAACGGTAATACTGTACTGCATTTAGATAATGCTTCTGGTACGTTTACCACTGGTATGCAGCTAAAAGGTCAAATAAGCGGTAGTACTACTACGATTAAGAGTCTAGATAAGATTGAAGTTGATACTATGAGATTAAATCTTGGTTCTCTGCAGTTTGAAGAGACATCGCTTTCTTCAACAGCTAAGCTTAACACAGCTGCAGCAACAAGAGATACAGCGTTTAGATCAGTAAATGAAAATAGAAATACTAATTTTAGAACTCCGAAGTATGTTTTGGGTAAGACATTAGAAGCAACTAACATTAGCAGTGCTAAATCAGCAGAAGTTAAGGTATCTATGTCAACATCTAACCCTGCTATCGGCCCTGTGGTAGACCTTGAGAGAATCAATCTGACACTAGTTAACAACACAGTTAATAATAGTACAGCAAATGAAACGAACGCTGATAGCGGTGACGCTCTGGCACGCTATATAACTAGATCACTTACTCTTGCTGACGGCCAAGATGCTGAAGATATTAGGGTAAGACTGAGAGCTTATAAGCCTTCTACTACTGGTATTAGTGTCTATTATAAGATTCTTAATAAAGACGATAGCGACGACTTTAAAGATCGTAGCTGGGTTTTGATGGATCAAACTACAGTATCTACAGTTTATTCATCAAATGAAAACGAAAATGATTTCAAACTATACGATTTTGAAGTTCCAACTGCTAATCTATCTGGAGGCAGTAACGAAATTCAGTATACAAATAGCCAAGGTGTAACATTTACAGGTTACAAGTATTTGGCAATTAAGATTGTACTAACTGCTCAATCTTCTGGTGTTGTACCTAAGGTTGACGAAATGATAACTGTAGCATTGCAGGCATAATATGTTTAAGAAAGTTGAAAATAATCCTGGCTATCTACGTGATATGTCTACGCATGCTATCATTAACATTGATAACGATGCTCTTTTAGCTTATAGACGACAAAGAGAATATAATAAAAAGCAAGAAATTACAGTAAGTGCGTTATCAGAAGACATAAATAATATAAAACAAGAAATGCAAGACATAAAAAATATGCTTGCTCAAATTCTGACTAAATAGTATATTAGAATAAGAGATAGGAAACAAAGATGGCACTATTTGACTCAGGTACACCGTTAGCCAATGTTGCGTTATCTGATACGTTCAATACCTGGCGGGTAAGGACAAATCAGATAAACACGCAAGCGGCAGGTCTTGCATCTAATAATACCTTTACAGGTACGTTAAATACATTTAACAATACAGCGTCATTTAAAGGCCCGGTAACAGCTCCCATTGTAACGGCTAATACAGTTAACGGTACGGCAGCTAACTTTACCACCTTACAGGCTGATTCAATAGACTTCGATGGTGATTTAACTGTTGATAGCGTTGCAGCTAACAGTATAACAAGTAAAACAGGTGGTTTTGCTGGTACTGTTACCGCTCCCGTTGTTTCAGCGAACAGTATATCAGGCGGTACCGTTTCCGGTACCACAGGCAGTTTTTCAGGCCCTGTTACCGCTCCTATCGTAACCGCAAACACGGTTAATGGTACAGCAGCCAACTTTACTACTCTACAAGCTGATTCAATAGATTTCGACGGGGATTTAACCGTTGATAATGTATCTGCTAACAGTGTTTCAAGTAAGACAGGAGCATTTGCTGGACCTGTTACTGCTCCACTCGTTACTGCTAACTCAGTAACGGCTACTTCAAGCGCTAATTTAGGCACTATTGGTAACGTAACGCTAACTGGTGGTTCATCAGGCCAATTTCTTTGTACAGACGGCTCGGGTAACCTAGGCTTTTCTGGAGTATCAGCAGGATTTAACTTATGTACCTGTAAATATTGTGGTGTATCAGCCATTAATATTGATGGTAATGATGGTAAAACATTTTTACAAATTCGAGCTAACAAAACAGTAGAATTATCTAATACTGTTAATATGACTTCCGTTAAACAGTATGGTATCGACTGGATTTCTAACAACTCTTCAGCTTGTTTAGTCGCTAATACAACAACATTTAAGTTTGACGCAACTTCCTCTTACGCTGATCATTGTCAAGAGTTTTATAATTTCGACGGACCTGGTGGTGGTTCAATTCCGTTATTTGGAAGCTCTCCAACGAAATTTAATCCACCATTATATGGATCAGACTGGAAGAGAATTGTCGATGACGGCCTCTGTATAGCTCTAACAAATTGTGGATCTCTTTATCCAGGCCGCACTAGCGCGGATGAATTTATATGCTGTACTGATAGCGGATATAATTTCCTGAACCATTTCCCGTGTCTCACTGCTACTAACTACCAGTATATCTGTAATGCAACTGGTCCTGAGTATCTCACTCTTGATGAGACATTTGAGTATAGTTTTTGTAGAATGTTTTTAGGATTTAGTCCATCAAATACGTATTGTTGGCGTGGTTATAACGTTACAAGCACAACTGGTGGTTGGCAGCATAAATGTACGTATGTACAGTTTACATATAAGGATGAGTGTTGGGGTTTCATTCCTGCGTTCTGTGTTTCTCATTTAAATACTTCCTGTTCAAACGCTAGGTGCGGATATGGTGGTATTATTAGTTATAAATTTGATTCGAACGGTTACGTAGTACCACAGAAGTTTTACAACTTTAACCAGGTATCCTTTCCTGGCAACTGTATGAGCGACAATTTAACCCCGAGCCAGTTGGGATGTGGACCTTTAGCAGCACCGCTTTCAGTATCTGTTGATGGTAACATGCTTGTTGTGGCTCATCGTTCATGTGGAGGCACTACTGCTAATGCCTGTTGTTATGGTTGTAGTGTTATTCAAGGCTATAAGCTAGACTGCTTGTTAGATGTCTGTCAGACATGTAATACTGGCGCAGCTCTTTGCTTGACTCCTACAAACAACTGCAACGTAACCAAATGTAACTGGTGGATTGGAAAGAACTCCTGGTGGAATACTCCTCATAATATGGATGACTGTCCATGGCCATTAATTCAATGGGATATGGCATGTTCTGATCCAAACCAGCAATGTCAAAAATTTAGAGCAACTGGTTTTCATTGCGGTACACCAGTTGCCGGTCAGACGTGCCTACTCTGCTACAAGGAGACTGCCGAGGCTAATTTTAGGTGTCCTTGTTCGAACTCGGGCACTTCCTGCCAGGGTAATTTAAGATATGCGAGCCAGGTTTCATGTAAGCCAAGTTATATGGTTGAAATGTCGCCTAATGCTAATGTTTTTATTGTATTTTCCGGCGGATGTAATGATTGTAATACACATTTAATTATGTATTGCGCCTGTTCAGGTTGTCCAGGCTGGTCAATGGGTGACAATGTAAAACCAATATATTGCAGTATTGCGTGCTGTATGTGTCCTAATAATATCGGTGTACCTGGCCAAGGCACTTGTTGTTTATTTCCAAATATAATTACAGCTGGTGGTACTTGTCATATAATGGTTGCAACGTGCCGTGTTTATTGCTGCTGCACATGCTGCTGGCTAGGCAATGATGCAATTTTTAGTAATTCAAACAACGGCATATGTATGAAAAGAACCATGCATTGTCCATGTATTATTATTAACAGGTGCACACAGTGCCATGAATGCTCAGGAAACAGACAGCCGTATTTGTTGCAACATTACAGTACAGAAAACAACTGCTGGTACGGTGCAGGATTCACGACCACAACAGGTTGTGCGTTAGGAGCTTGTTGTTACTGCTGGGGTTGTGGTATAAGATATAATGCTAATACTCGTACTTGGGCAATAGGAACTGATGCATGGAAATGCTGTGGTACAGGTGGTGGTAGTAGCCCAAGCGATCAATGTCGTCAATACTATTGTATTGATTACAGAGTGAACAGCGGTCGTTTAGATTGTCAAATGCAAGATGCAACTGGCACGCCGCTAGACGGTCTTGGTTTTCATAAGATGACTGATACAGAACTATTCAGTAAGTAGGAATTAACATGACGAGAATAAAAACTTTAGAAGAGTATGTGAAATACGATTCAAGCAATAACGCTGTTGGAGTCGTAACTTACTTCCAAGCTGTACAAGAGCCAGCGTTTACCAACGACGGTAATTCGTTTCATGGTTCAGAAGATTACATGTTTTACAGACTACATGATTACGAACCTTTTATTTCTTCAAATAATCTTAACTCAATTCATTCTGAAACTGATTATGATATTGTAAACAGTGAAGATTATGAGTTAGCATTTCCTGGAGTTACAGGTACAATTGCATTATACAAATATACATTTTCTTCGAAAGAAGGAGACGATCTAGCAACTGCTAAAACTGTAGAATGGAAATTAGTTAGACAAGAAAGAGATAAAAGACTCGCAGCTACAGATTGGGTTCCTGTTAAGGCTTTAGAAAATAATGAGACTATACCAGAAGCTTGGATTACATACAGACAAGCTTTACGAGACATTACTACACAAGATGATCCATTCAATATTACATGGCCGAATGCACCGGAATAAGTTGAATCTTTGTTAGATATATAATATAATACACATTACTATATTAACCATATACTGAGGTGAACAATGAAAAGAGCCATCATGATTGATGGCGGCGCAGGCCGTGTCATTGCTGCTATACCCGCTCTTATTAAGCATGTAAACAATAATCCTACCGACGACATTCGTATCTTTATTGGAGGATGGGATACCCTGTTATGGGGAATTCCTGAGCTTCAAGATATAACATATTCATTTGATACTAAAGGTATATTTGAAAATAAAATAGTCGATTGTGATGAAGTCATATCTCCTGAGCCGTACCGGCTTCCACGATACTTTACTCAACAGATATCTCTTGTTGAAGGTTTTGATGAAATAATTAACAATACGCATGATCACAGTGATCTCGTAGAACCTAAACTTTATCTTAGTAAAATGGAAGAAAAAAATGCCGCTACTATGATAAAACAGGTTAAGCAGCAACAACAAAAACAAAAAACTATAGTTATACAACCTTTCGGTCGATCTGCTAACCGTGTTGATGAGCAAGATATTATTGATGAATCTTCACGCTCACTAGAGCCTCACGTATACTTAAAGCTTATCAAAAAACTCTCGACAAAGTATAATCTTATCTTCTTTGGCGAAGAGCATTTAAACGTACCAGGAGATGATATAACTTTTAAAGCAAAAGGTGATCTAAGAATGTGGGCTGCTGTAGTAGAAGCTGCAGACTATTTTGTTGGATGTGATTCTCTAGGACAGCATATGGCGCGAGCATTTAATAAGCCTGGAACAGTAATTATTGGATCAACCTTTGCTGTTAATACCTCTTATCCTGATTTTTTTAATATAATAGAAAAAGAAGGTATAAAAAAGAAATATTCGCCGATTCGTATTAGTGGTTTAGATGGCCATCTTACAGACAGAATAAATGACAGATGTATGGACTTTAATGATGATGAAATTAATAATATGTACAAGTCTATTGTTGAAGATATTGAAAAAAAGGTAAAATAGTATGAATATTATTGCAGTAAATCCAGGTCATAATGGTTCTGCAGCGTTTTTAGTAGACGGTGAGCTGAAATTTTACATAGAGGAAGAAAGGTTAACAAGATTAAAATATGATGGTAATCCTTTCAGAGGAATACTAGAGGCTGTTAGGTATGGTGTAGATGTTATTGTATTAGGAGGTACTACTGATCAATTTGATCAACTTCCATGGACAGGAGAAGACTCATATACTGGATTAGTACGTAAATTTTGTCCTAATGTACAGGTAATCAATCTCGGTGGTGAGCATCATTTAGGACATGCAGCAGAAGCATTTTACAACTCAGGGTTTACAGATGCTGTTGCAGTTATTGTGGACGGCGCTGGTACTAGACATAAATTAGAATTTGGTGAAGAAGGAAATAAATCTATAAACGTAGGCTTCGAAACGGAATCAATAATAGATTGTTCGTATCCTGCAAATTTTAAACCAGTATTTAAAAATTATGGCGGTAATGCCGATACCCAAAGAGTTACGTCTGATCAAATTGAAATGGACGGCAGTGTGACTATAACAAAAGCTTACGAGGCGGTTTCATATTACTTAGGTTTTGGTTATATAGAAGCAGGTAAGACTATGGGGTTAGCTCCTTATGGAAAAGAAGATGATAGTATACCTGATTTTTTCATCAATGGAAGAGCTAATAAAAATTTACTAGTTCCAAACTTTCCAGCTGGGGCATTTATTGATACTCAAGCCAGCAGATCTTTAGTGCAGACAGAAGATCCTGCCGAATGGCATAAAGATTTTACTAAAGTGCCAGATGTAGCAAAGAATTTAGCCTGGAAGGTACAGCAAGAAACTCAGCAATTAGTAGGTGATTTAATCGAAAAAGCAGTATCATTAACAGGTAAATCAAACGTGGTTATTGCCGGTGGATATGGTCTTAACTGCGTTGCTAATTATTATTTACAAGAACGCTTTCCTAATTTGAATATATGGTTTGACCCCATAGCTCATGACGGTGGCACATCTCTTGGTTTAGCAAAACTAGTACATCACGGTGAAAATCGAGATGAAACTATTAGACCATTAAAATCATTGTATCTCGGTGTAGAAAGGGAAGAAAATTATAGTATACTTGAATCAATTGAAGACGCAGAAGTTACTCAAGTATCACCTGCTGATATTGCTAAGCTT